TAAGAACGAAAGGCAATATACCAGCACCAAGTTTTATTTCCCATCCACCGGCTCTCAATTCCTTTACATATTTCGATGGGTCGGTTAAGCGAACTGTATTTGGGGGAATTTTTGGTAAATCAAGCGTCATCTCCAATCCTTTCACTATTTACCAGTCTTCAAAAACTGGTTGAGCAACTCTGCGCCGACATTGCCCGACGCGGTCTTTTCCGCCAGCATCCGTTCTTGTACCTTTTCCCAATCATAGCCACGTGCTTCGGCGGCGGTCTGCTTGTCTACAATGCCCATGTTCATGTCCGCTTGCAACGCGGTGGTTTCTTCCTGCTCGTTGACCGGGAGCGGGTCAGGCCAGTTGATAATGCAGGTCTCTGGCTCATAACCACCGAGTACCAACATGCGCCTATTTAATTCTTGGTAAGCATTCCCGTACAAAAGCCTTTTTGTCCCCAACTTATCCAGAAAATCGCGGTACAGCACGCGTAGGGCAAAGTTCGTGATCGCCCCGACTTTATCCTTCATGCTCATCGTGTCCACTTCTCTCGAAAGCATGAATGCCGACTCCCGCAGGGATTGCAGGAACAGCATAGCACCAGGCAGGTCACCCACCGGAGGCAGTTGCGCAATCTCTCCCTCCCCATTGAACATCGGCATTTCGTCTGGTCCCATCAGAAATTCGGATTGTCCAGTTTTTGGGTCAATTGTCATCTGCGTAGACAAGTTCTTCCCGTATCGCTGCGGATGGGCGAACAGCCTGATAATTTTGCTGATATTTGACACGAGGAAATTGTACCGATCCTGAATGCCGATAATCGCTTCGATGTCTGACCGTCCATCACGAGAGTCGGTTCGTGGAAGATTCTGCCAGTCTAAAATATGCGGGAAAGGGTATTCCCATTTTATTGGCGTTCCTACGGTTTCCCACTTCTTGCCCCCCGTTTTCTTTTCGAGTGTAATCAGCCAGGATGACGGGTTGCCGTCATCATCGAGCGCAAAAGGAATAGTCACTTCGCGGTATTGTACTTCCTTACCGCCTTCCTCGACCCGGTACGAGATTATGTAAGCCGTTACTTTATCCCGGTCTTGCGGGTCGGTTTCAACGGTCACGGTACAGGGGTCGAGATTGACCGGCTTAACCCCGCCCGTGCCATTCGGGACCAACTTTACAATCGGTGAGCCAGACTGCGCACCCCCCAGCGCGTTTTTATGCAGCCACTGCTCGCGATTGACAGCTTCCCATTGTGCATCGAGCCACTGGATGCCCTTCGATTTCGTCCCGTCGGTTTCGCTGGGGAATGTCCAGGTTAACCCGCGCCCGTCCGCCGGGTCACCAACCAGGGCGGATACGGTCTTGTCCACGATCAGCCCGCACAGGTTGATTGTCAGGTTGTCGTCAAACTTATTCGGCTTGACGCGGAGTTGCTTTTTCTGCTTGCCTTCGTAGTATTCGCGGAATTCTTCAAGCCGCTCTACTCGTTCGCGCCTGACGGAATCCGTCCCCTCGATCCCCAACCAATCTAATACCCATGATTTCAGTCCCATCGCTTGCTCCTTCCCGTTATTCAAACGGGTCTGGCATCGCGCCGATTACACTGCCACTTTTCAGTTCCGTGTCAGCCCAAACTTTTGCATCCAACCGGTTCGGGCTTTTGTCGCCCTGTACCCACAGACATAATTCATCTTCCAACGCCGGGAAATTACCGACCAGATGATCTTCGCCGCGTTCGGTCAATGCGCTTATCGGTTCCGCCCGGATCGCCTTGCCGCGCGTGGCTGATACAAGTTTGACATTCACAGTTGGGTCGGTATCCCGAATTACTTTTTCGACCATCTCGCCGCCGTAATTTTTCTCCGCGACCAACACATCCGCTTTAAGTTTGTGGTACGTCTTGCACGCTTCGCGCGCCCACATGTCTGGACTGCCCTGAATGCTGTTATCTTCCAACGTGTAGTGGTGATTGTTGCGGGCAATACCTGCCCCAATTATACCGCAAGCGTCACCGTTCGCAGAACCGGACGGGTCTACACCCACCACCACCCGGATCAGTTCGGGAAACTCGAATACCCGGTTATCTTCCAATCCGAGAACCCGCTGAGTACCAATCATCGTTGTCCGCCTGTGCCAGAGTGCGCCCGGCGCTTCGTCCACGTCCTCCGCCATGATTTCCATGCGGTAGGCCAGGGCGGTCATATCGCTGGTAATCTCGCCCAGCGCGTCTTTCGAGATGTAGGGGTTATCGTGGCTGGTGAAGGTGGTTGCAAAATAGCGGGAGTTGCCTGCATCCATCAGCCCCTTGAATTTCTTGTACATCTTGGCGGCGTGCTGCGGGTCACGCGCTTTTGACACTGACCTGGAATGCAGGGAGGGCGGGGTATAAATAAACGTCACATCCCCGTCATTATCCAGCAGCATAGGCGCGCCCACGAGTTCCCACGCTTCCTCGTCCATGAGCTGCCATTCGTCGAGCGTCAAGTCATCCGCGTAATCACCCCGAAGGGTATTACTGTTCCAGGCGGTTTTTCCCCGCAATCGCTGCTCTGTACCTTTCAATTCGATAATGTGTTCCGTTTCGTTTTTGTAGAATACCCCCGCCGCTATTGGTTCTGCCAATGCCTGGGTGACAACCGTCCACCACCTTCCCAATTGGTCGCTCGTGGGTGCGGCGTAAAGTACCCGCTTCCCAGCCAGGAATTTCTCCACATTGCCGATTGCCACCCCTTCGGTTTTCCCGCCACGCCGTCCAGCACGAATAATCTTACGCTTCGCCGGACTGCGGAGAAAAGCCTCCTGCTTGGCGTGCGGAACAGGCAGGGTGACATTAAGTTCCATCGGTGTCGCCTTGCTTGGGCTTCGGTTTTTCCTGATAGATTACATTCAAGGTGACTTCCTTCCCCCCGCTGGTCAGGTCTATCTCGTCTCGGAATAAATGGTGGTGCTTTCCTATCTTTTCCAACGCGGCTTGAGCATCGTGTAATTCAACCTCAACCCACTCATCTTCCCATACCTCAGCATTTTCACCCTTGCCCTCGACCCGGCGCGTTCGCTTTGTTTTGATTTTCTTTATCAAATGGAAGTAATTTTTTGCATCTGGGTGCGAAAAGTCAAAATAAGTAAAACCCTCATCGGTTATTCGTATGAACGGGAGTAAATTCGCCTTGCCCATATCCGACAATCGTTTGAGAACCTCGCTCGGACTCATGACTTGTTCTGAGAAAATTCGGTCAATTTCAGACCGGATGTCCGTATTTGTCAGTAGAGTAGAACCATTTCGGCGCGCAGTTTCCCTTGACGCTTTCGGATATGCCTCCGCGTATGCGTCCGTTGCGTTCATTGCCAAACGGAAATAAGCATCCACAAATGCTTTATGCTTCGGTTTTAGTTTGTTTGGCGTAGGGGGTAAAATGCTTTGCTTTGGGTCTATCATTTCTGATTTCTTTCTCCGCGCTTGGTTGCTTGACAACTGCCATTACTGCGCATTCAAGAATCGCTCCTGCTTGCTTTGCCTGCATCATTGCTGCGGCTATATCTATGGCTGTCTCTGGCAAGTCAATCGCAACACGAATGCCACCATCTGCCATCGTTTTCACCTGTGCAACAGTTGCAGAAAACCGAAGCGCCTGCTCGCTCATCCCACCCCCACTTCTACCGCACCGTTGTCAACCAACCAACGCGCCCACTTTTCGCATTCCTTATCCCATTCCACAATCTCTATCCATGTTTTGGGAAGCAGAACAATTAGACTGATAATAAACTTCATAACGTCCAAAACAAAAAAAGCCCATTTTCTGAATCTGACAGTTATTTCGATTGTTGGGTTCGCCATCATTCCACCCCCACCAGTGCGCCGATATGCAGCCAGTCCACCGGGACCCGCTCAACCTGCTTCTCGCGGCGCACGGTCACGATCACCGAATCGCCCTCGGGGATGTCCAGTTGGCGCGAGTAGTAAGTGAACGTTTGCAGCACGACGCCCTGATCGACTGCGGCATCCGCAAGCATGAGCGCCAGCGCGTTCAAATCGTCTGCATCTGCTTCGGTTGGTTTTGGGGGGATTGTGTTCATGCCCACATTTTACCACTTTTGCGGTATACTTACTGTGATGAGACGCATTACGCCAGGCTTTTTTATTTCCAGTACAACTCTCCGCTATTCTGCTTCCGGCTCTGTCGGTGCGTCTCATCAACGTATGCAGGATAGCGGAGATTTGTATTAAGTAGACGCATTGGAGAACTATGAAAATCATCATTGACGAGTGGGTTGGCTGTTATCCTTCCGCATGGAAGGGAATGATTGTCCCGGATGCAATTACTCACCCTGCGAAATTCTCATCAAAACTCATCCGCCGTATTTACGAACACATGCGGGCGGAGGGGTGGGCTAGTCCTGGCGATACAATAATTGATCCCTTCGGCGGAGTCGCCCTGGGCGCGTTGGACGCGATGCGACTCGGCCTGAAATGGCGTGGCGTAGAACTTGAAGCAAAATTCGCGGATCTCGGAAACGCCAATATCGCTTTGTGGAACTCCCGTTTCCGCACCATGCCGAATTGGTCTGGTGATGCAGCGTTGCTGCATGGCGATAGCCGGGAGTTGGCGAAGGTGTTGACCAAAGCGGGGATTGTTGTATCAAGTCCACCTTACGCCGATTGTATAAAGGAAAACGAGCACGGCAGCGGAATTGATTGGGACAAGGTCGAGTCGGGGGGACATAAACGAACGCCAGCGAGAGAAGCCATCGCAAAAGGTTACAGTATTTCTGGCGCACTATCCAGTCCGCCGTATTCCGAAGCCCGAATCGGTCAGGAAAGCGGGCAAGAACATTGTGGACATGGCGACCAGTACGGCGCCACCCCCGGTCAACTCGGCGCAATGAAAGCCAACGGCTTCGACGCCGCAATATCCTCCCCGCCCTTCAAGGGGCAGAGTGCCGATGGTGGTTGGCAGATGCTTGGTAAATATGCCGAAGAAGGAAAGTTGACCGTCAAGCAGGTGAAGGGCAAAAGTGACCAAGCCTATCCATCCTGGTCGAAAGAGCGCGATACGTCCTACGGAAAAACAGATGGGCAGCTGGCAAATGAAGATGATGACGACTTCTGGACCGCCGCCCGCACCATCGTTGACCAGGTGTACCAGGTGCTTATTCCCGGCGGTCATGCCGTCTGGGTTTGTAAAGACTTCGTCAAAAACAAGCAGATTGTCCCGTTCTGCGACCAGTGGCGGCAGATGTGCGAGGCGGCCGGATTCGTCACGCTCCACGAACATCATGCCATGCTGGTACATTCCACCGAACACGACTTCGATGGCAAAGAAAAGCGCCGGGAAAGTAAAAGTTTCTTCCGCCGATTGGCTGAAAACAAAGGCAGCCCCCGGATAGATTACGAAGTAGTGCTGTGCATGTCGAAAGATTAGGAGGTCGAGCAATGACAATCAAATACTGGCAACGCTCCCGCAAGCCCGGCGCAAAACAACCGCCCGGAACAATCTATTGCGGGCGGCCTACTCAATGGGGAAATCCATATACCGGAGAAGGCGCGGTAGAGAAGTATCGCGCAATGGCAGAATCAATGGGCGAATTTATTCTCCCTGAATTATTGGCGTCAGCAAAATATCTCTCCTGCTGGTGCGCCCCCGGTGCGCCGTGCCACGTCCAAGATGTGCTCATCCCGCCGGCGGTGAATGCGTTGCTGGAAGCAGTTTGAGTTCCACGAAATCCATCCCCAAGCGTTTCATCGGATCGCGCACCCGCCCTGGGTGCGCTTTTTCCATCCGCCGCCTGTATGCCCCGCGAATGGCCGCGTCTCGCACTGATTCCCGATGCGCTTCGTAGGCACATTCACGGCAGTATTTCCGGTTTGGGCGGCTGTGTTCCGGGAGCGGGTCGCCGCAAATTTCACATTCAAGGATTGTTATCATAATTCCTTGTAGATTGCTTATTTTTCATGCCTTTCCGGCTCGCGGGACGCGTTTGCGGTGATTTTTTCACACCGCCCGCATATAGAGTCACAGGCTCCTGATTGCCAGTTCCCGCGCCCGCTCCGGCGTGATGCTCGTTCCGGGTTCGAACCCCGGAACCGGCCAGCGCATGATAAATACTTCATCCGCCGCGTACACCCACACCAGCAGGCTGATACCGTCCAGGTCGGCGTGAAGCGTCAACCGCCCCGGCTGATGTTCCCGCAGGTCGGAGTAAACCAGGTTGCGCCCGACAATCGTTTTGGTTTCCGCCAGAACCGATATGCCCCCCGGCGCAACTCCTCGGTGATCCCCGGATACCCGCTCGCCGTAGATGGGACGGCGACCAGGGACGATCCGCACGGGCGTGCCAATTTTCTCGACCATCCGCACCCCGACGGCTTCGAGCGCGCGGCGGGCGAATTCTTCCCCGACCTTGCCGGTACGCTGCTGTTGACGGCTCATGCACCGATTATACACCTTGCTTGTCAAATAGACGGTTATCTATTATAATAATCATGTCTGGACATTGCGCGCCACGAGCAATCCCATAACGCGCAAAATCGAACCAGGCCAAAGGGATTGAGGCAAGGTTGATGAGACCCAATGCCACACCGAGATAGACCTCCTGCGCAGGAGGTCTATCGCTTTAATGGGGGAAATGAATATTAGAAAATACCTTGACATATTTTCTATATTGGGTTTATAATCAGGCTATCAAACTAATTCCCCCACCCAATCAGGAGATGAGATAATGACAGACAGCTTTTTCAACTGCCCCCGCTGCGGAAATCATGTACCGCAACTTTGTAAAGAATGCGCCGGGGACGACTCCCACGAACTCGCCGCCCTCGAAGTCCGCATCGCGGAACTCAAGGCCATGCTCAATGCCACCCTGCCCTATTTTGCCAAAATGCAGGCGGACGGGATACAGACCGTCATCACCCCCGCGACGGTAGCCAAGAAAATCGAAGCCCTGCTTGAAAAGGATGAAGCCCATGCCAAATAAAAAACTGACCCACGAGTTCCTTCTCCAGTGTCTGGTGAAGGCTCAGAAAATCCAGGCGCGCACCGGCGCGCTTGGTATTCGCGATTGCGGGCGAGCCTGGGGTTATCCCACCAGCACGTCCAGCGTGGCTTACGTGATGGCACGCATGGAAGCAGAGGGGATGCTGATCCGGTATAGGCGGGGGAAGAAAAAGACAGCCTGCCGGGTCAACCCGGATTACAAGGAGCCAGCAAAATGAACGAATTAATTCCCCTATTTGCTGGATTGGTCATTCTCTCCCTGATTGCGCTCGTGGCGTTTTGGGCGCTGAAAGGAAATAAGTCGTGAGCAGGTCAAGACGATTGTATCCCGTTCCGTCCGGTGAAACTGACTGGAAAGGTGCGACTAAAATCCTAGCCCTCCTGTTTGCGTTTTTTTGGTTTCTCTATGCCGCCGTGCGGGTTGCATTGTGGCTGAAAGGAACGTAATGAAGCTCAAATGGCTTGCTTTCGGTTTGCTTCTGGTGGGGATGGTCGCTTGCGCCCCAAATCCAATTGACATAGCGAAGGCGGACAACTCCCGCGCCATAACCGCACAGACCGCCGCAGACACAGAACAAGCGCGCCAGATCCGCGCCGAGCAATGGGCGCAAACTCTGCTTGTGGTCAAAGCATCCATGCCAACCATTGTATTCGCCACGGAGTTTGTCGCGCTGGCGCTGGCGCTCAACCTGTCCATGTCGCTGGTCGGCACTGGGGCAGGGATAGGTACGGCGGGTTACGGCCTGGGCAAAGTCGCCGTCCGCGCCGCTGAAGTACGGGCGAACCAGGTTCACATGGATACGAAAACCCGCACGTTCCCGCTGGTGCTGCTCTATGTCAGCAAGGGTGTTTACACTTGTACCAATTCCGGGACCGGCTCCACGCTCCGGCTAGACACGCGTAACAAGGCAGACGCAGAACTGGTCAAAGGAATCAATGAAGTCACCCGCGCCGGGATGGTGGCCTATGAAGTGGCCGGTCACGAGAACGCCGAAGGCCACGCGGATCGCGTCTCTTCTCTCGTGGATAGTTTCATGGAAAGGGTCAACCATGCAGAAATACCAAACGAACGTTGAGCCAACTGTTTTCCCCGTTCCGCCCTCCGGCAACAAAGCCCACCTGCATACCATCACCGCCGGGGCGGTCTTGCCGCTCATCCAGGCGGGCGTTACCGCTATCGCCGCCGGAATATTGACGGTGATTATCCTGGCGCACTCCGGGACGTATGTCATGCTCCAGGCTGCCGGTATAGTGGTGATTGTTGTATTCATCGCGGCATGGTTGTTTCTCGAACGCCACTGGCTGCACGAGACACAGGATCGCATTGTCCAGCAGTTCGCCCTAGAACCTGAGCCAGTCAGGCCAGAACCCCAAACGCTGCGGGTCGAGATTACCGACCGTAGTAATGGTGGGTATCACCAGCATCTCTATGATTTCCCGGCCACGCCGGAACAGATGACATCGCTGGCTGCCGGTATTAATTCGGGAACGGGATTCCCAGAGGCTTACTGGATTGGCGCGGGCGCACCGTTCAGTCAGGCCGAATATCGTAAATTGATTGCTTTCCTGCTGAAAGAGCAGTTGATCGAGCAGGCAGGGAAGGCGAAAAACCAAGGCTATCGTTTGACAGACGACGGCCAAGCTATCTTTGAGCGCCTTGCTCCTCCCCCGCCCCCAGAACTCACACGCCTGAAATAAGGGTACGTCACACGCACACACGTGCGCACGCGTCAAAAATGCCCCATAATTCAAGGCAGGGGAGCCGGAAGCAAGGATAAAAGATGTTTATGATAATTATTCTTATCGAAACCATGAAAGAGCGAATAGATATTCCAGTCCCCTCCCCTGCTCGCGCGAAGGCGCATTACCGCCGCCGGAAATGGAGTCATGGATGAAAAAGCACATCCCCGAATTCCTGCTTTACGGTTCTGCGGCATTCCAGGCGGTACAATTCGCCATTGCCGGGTATGTGTACTTCGGCCTGGCTGGAATTGTCACCGGTCTATTCGGTGGTGCGCTCGTCAATACTTGCATCTCGGTAGCCGCCTCCAGGGTCAGCACAGTTGCCAAAGCCCGCCGGGGGCTGGCCTACGCCGGATTATCCGCCCTACTCCTCATCTCGCCTGCAATGGTTGCCCCAGGAGCCTTCCTGTTAGCTTCCAGGGCTATTCCTGACGGCTTGGCGCTCCTGGTGGCCGTCCTGTGGGCGGCAGCTCCCGACATTGCCATCCTGACAGCCGGGGCGATCTCCGGCAAGTCGCTGGTACAGACCGAGCCACCCGCCGCGCCGCGCCCCGCCGCAGTGCGAACAAAGTCCGCGCGCAAGTCCGTCGCAGGCTATCCCCGTTCGTGCGCACACTGCGACGCAATCATCGCAAGTCCGAACGCATTCGGCGGACACATGAAAAAGCACCACCCGGAAAAGTGCAATCATAAGGTCTATGCAATGCCAATTTCGCAGTAAACCAATTTAGAAAATACCTTGACAAACTAGAAAATATGTATATAATAGGTATATAGTAATCACCCACCCAATCAAAGGAGAGATTAAGATGACAACCAAAACAACACAAGAAATCCACAGTATAGAATTTTCGAGCGCCCTGAATTGCTACCTGCATACCAGCTGGGTACGCAAAGGCGACATATTGACGGCCAAAAATCTGCATAATGGCCTTTGGTCAATGTCCTTTCCCCGGTTGGAATTGCGCGATTTTGTGAGTATCCCTGCCGCCGCCCTCAACAAATTGGGCGGGGCGGAAATGGTATCAGCCTAACCCCCCCCCGGTGGTTCCGCAGCAAGCGCCAGTCGCCCTGATGTAGCCACCGGAAAAAATCAGTAAGTCCCCGTCGCGGGGTAGAGCAGCGGTAGCTCATCAGGCTCATAACCTGGAGGTCGCGGGTTCAAATCCCGCCCCCGCAACCTGTTCCGAATTAGTGAAAGGAAAGCCAAAATGTCCGTAACCATCACCCCTCAATCTGGAAATCGCCCCCCCACCATTAAAGTTCCTGCCACCCCCCGCGTCACCAGCACCATCAAAGCCCCGGTGCATCCGCAGAAGGGCGCGCAAAACCCGCCGCACATCCATATCAAGATGCCCCGGTAACGTGCACAGGAGGATCGCCCATGACACCCACCCTCGAAGATTTTGATTATCCTACCGGCCCCGCCGCATTGTTCGCGGCCAGCACCCGCCAGCCCGCCCGCACCTGCATCCGCTGCGGCAAGCCAAATGACTGCATCCTGTACCTGCTTTGCCCGGAATGCCATGACGCGGATCTGGCAATGTCCGCCGCTCTGAATATTGTGGTGTATGAATGCGAGAACCCGCTGAACTTATTCCCGGCGGAGGACAACCTGGCCGCCGAAGGTTACGAGTCACCCTATCAAATCCGGGCGAGTCTCGGAATTTAGACAAGGAGAAAATGATGGACAACGAAACGAAAACAATTGTACGATACGAACAGCCCGCCTCCATCATCCGCTCAATGGATGATGCAGAACGCGCTGCCCGCTCGATGGTTGCGTCCGGTTTTTTTGCGGACAGCAAGCAGGCCGCGCAAGCGGTGGTAAAAATTCTGGCCGGGCAGGAACTGGGGTTCGGCCCGTTTGCCAGCATGACCGGCGTCAACATTATCCAAAACAAACCGGTTCTCGCCGCCAACCTCATGGCAGCCGCCGTCAAGCGTCAAGGGAAGTACAATTACCGTGTGATCGAATTGACTGATACCGGCTGCGAATTGGCATTTTTTGAAGCCGGTCAGGAAGTCGGGCGAAGCAAATTTGACAAGGCAGACGCAGAAAAGGCCGGGTTGCTCCAGAAGGACAACTGGAAAAAATACCCCCGAAACATGTATTTCGCCCGCGCAATTTCCAACGGCCAGAAATGGTATGCCCCGGACGTATTCAACGGCGCGACGGTCTACACCCCTGACGAACTGGGCGCGGTAGTGGACGAAGAAGGGAATGCCATAATTCCCGCAGAAACCGGGACATCCGCAACAGATGAAAAAGTCACCGATACTGCCTGGGACAAGTGGCTGGCGCTGAACAACCGCGCTGAAAAAGTTGAAATCAATGTTACCGACTTTTCCATCCCGCGTGATCAATGGACGATGACCAGTCTGCGCAATTCCTACAACGAATTACTCGAAGTTGTCAAGGACGCCGAAGCCCAGGCGAAGGCGGCAGAATGAGCGAGCAACCTTTTACCCCCACCGCCCGCCCGCTCCAGCTCGAACCGTTGACCTTCCGCTACTTCGACGTGGAAGACGAGAGTAACGGCAACCCGCACCAGGTTATCGTCTACAATGGCAAAATGCTTCTGCGTGACGGGTGGAACAGCGACACGATGGAAGTCGTGTACCGTCCGATGTGATATAATCAAACTTGATGAGAGCAACCATGAACGCGAATTTTCTTTTACAAATCCCCGCATCTAACCCCCCGACTCGCGTCGGTTGCTCTCATCAAGCACGGGTTGGGTGCGGGAATTTGTTTAGGAGAACTGCGATGAAAGAAATCAAACTCACGCAAGGACAAGTTGCCATTGTAGACGATTGGAGATTTGATGAGTTAAATCAATACAAGTGGTTTGCGGCATGGAATTCACACACAAAGTCTTTTTTTGCGATGCGGAGTTCGTCTGAATCTGGAAAGAAAAAAAAGATTAAGATGCACGCCATCGTTGCGGGAACTCCGAGAGGAATGATTACTGACCATATAAATCACGATACCTTAGACAATCAAGAAAAAAATCTGCGCGTTTGTACAAATTCGCAAAATATGATGAATAGAGGAAAACAAGCTGATAATACTTCTGGCTTCAAAGGTGTATTCAAAAATAAGCGCGGTTGGCAAGCACAAATCAAGGTTAATCAAAAACACTATTGCCTCGGCACGTTTTCAATTCGTGAAGATGCGGCTCGCGCTTACGATAATGCCGCAAAACGACTTCATGGCGAATTCGCCAAGTTGAATTTCTGTGAATGAATCGGGGCGACCTCCTCGCCCCGTTCAGAAGTCCCGCGCCGGAGTGGTGACCGGCAAGGGCAGGATAGAGGGCGGTCGTACCGCCGGTAATGGGTGTTGCTCTCAGAAAAGGGAGTTTCGGCTCCACGCCGTGAACAGCCACCAACCGCCCTCTATTAAAAAAATCACCAGACCTGAAAGGAAAATGACATGGAAATCCTTGTACTGATACTTGCCATCATCGTGATCTACATGGCCTTGTGTTCGGCGGGGGTGTGACATGGAGAATGAATACCAGCACCCCCAATTCGGCACCGGGCGCGTGATCAGCGTCCAGCCAGACGGAACGCTGGCGATCCGCTTTGACAATCCGCCAGGAATGGCAAACACGCCGGATCCGCATATCGTCCCGACCTTGATTGTGCCGGGAAAACACGAGGCAATCAATGGCTGAAACAGAAGAATTTTACAAACTCGAAGAACGTCAAGCGTCCGGCGAAACACTGCCGGACCTGGAGCGCGCCCTAATAATTTTGCGCCAAAGCGGGGTAGACTTACTGGTGTTTCGCGCCGCCAAAGAACTCGCCGCCCTGCGCGCGGAACTGGCGGAAGCGCGCCCGATTATTTGGGGCGTGTCCAGCCTGGCGCGAACCGGCCATTACGACCCGGCGGCAGATAAGTGGCTTGCGAAATACCCGGAAGGTGAAAAATGAATGAACCCAAACTCCCGTTCACCCGCGAAGGCTGCTTGGTTTGTCTGGCAGTTTTCGCCTGCGACATTGCCGCGATAATCGCGATTGTCCTGTTTTGGGATTAACCATGACCACCTACGCGGACATAATCGGCGGGGTGGGCGATGAACACGAACGCGCCATCCTGGACATCCTGATCGGGGCGACCTCCCCGGTTTCGCGCCGGGACATGGTGCGCTTGGTGACGGGGCACACCGCCTCAGCCAATCTATCCAATGACCCGGATGACCGGCGCAACCGCAAGGCCATCGAGCGCCTGCGGGCAGCAGACTGGCCGATTATGTCCGACCCGGCTCAGGGCGGGTACTGGCTGGAAACGTGCGAAGAAACCATCATTGACTTTGCCGCACGAATGAGCAGGATCGCCAAGAAGTACCAGGAACTATCCCGAAAGGGGTTCTCCTACCTGCCGAGGGCGCGGGCACTCCGTGAGATGCAAAGAGCCGGGAGCGTCCCCGCCAAACAATTGGAACTTGACATAAATATGCAAAGGGTATAAAATGACAGTAATTCAGGGCGAAAGCCCGAACCACTGTGGCAGGTGGAAACAACAGGCAAGAACTCCCCTATTTGTGGGCGTTCCGTGTCTCTTACCCTAGCCTGTTAGGTACTTGCCACGGACGCGGAACGGCCACAAGCAGAGGAGTTTTTTGTGTCCTCCCTTCCAATCCAAAAAACAATGCCACGCAGACGCCCCGGACGCGGCAGAGCAAATAAAAGATGAAACCGGACTGTGATCCGGCGGGCAAGAAACCGGGGCAACCGTTACGCTCAAGAGACCGACTGGCGAAATGGCAAGCAGGCCGCAAGGCCACCCCTGGGCTAAACAGATAACGGCAGGGGCCGGGACGAAACCCTAACCGGGTAGACCGGAAAGCGCAAAGTAGCCGACTTCGACCCTAACCGGGTTACGAGAAAATCACGAAGTCGTTACTGCCCTTCTCGTAGGAAGATTCTGCCTTAATGAGGAAAAATGACTCTAACAACCGACTCAAGACAATTAAGACTTCTGATAGACTCGGTACTCTCAAAGCACCAGATAGATAACTTGGAACTATCCATGTTATTGGTGCAAGCCTGCCAGGAATTTTTCGCAGAAACGAAACAAGGGCATGATCCTGTTGAGGTGCGCCAGAAGATTGCTGAGGCCATCGGTGTAGGTGAGGCGAATGTATCCCGGCAAGAAACCATGCGTACCCGAATTGAAAAAGCACTGGTTTTGACATTGTTACCGAACGCCGAATCGCTCATTGATTTTTGCTTGAAAAAAGACGCGAAGGGGGAAACGATAGAACGATATGCTGCATGGTGTAAGGCAGACCCTTACAACTCCCCAAAAGCACACCAGGTAATCAATAATCCCCTGCTGGTCATCGGAACATGGCCGCAAGCGTTCACAGTCCCCGAAGCCACCTCCGAATATAGGACACTATGACAATGACAACCCCTCTCCCTGTCCGAACCGCACCACCCGAACCGCCATCCGTTTGGGAAACTTCGTCACCCTCCACGCCGGTCATCCCCCATTGCCGCGAAGCCGAAGAGGCGGCAGTGGGGGCGGTGCTGATAAACCCGGAAGCCTACCACGACCTGGCGCAATTCCTGCAAGCCGATGACTTCTACATCGTTCGTCACCGCTGGATATGGGAGGCGTTTACCAGCCTGCATGAGCAGCACATTCCGCTGGACTTCCTGACCCTCACCGAAGAACTGGACACCGCCGGGCGGTTGAATGAAATCGGGGGGCCGGCATATTTGACTGCCCTGCTCAACCAAGTCCCCACCAGCCTGCACGCCGAGGCCTACGGGCGGCAGATCAAACAGGCGGCCATCCGCCGGGGGATGCTTACCGCCGCCAATGCCCTGGCAACCGTTGCGTACCAGGACAATATCCCCACCGACAAAGGGCTGACCGAAACCCGCACCGAGATAGACCGCTTGCTGTGCCAGTCCACCGGGCATGAGGTCAAACGGCTGTCGCCCATCCTGTCAACGGTGTATGACAAAATCAAGGAACGTTCTACCGCCCCGTGTGACATGTGGGGTATTCCCATCGGCCTGCCGAAATTGGACAACGAGACCGGCGGCCAGCAGCCCGGCGAACTGACCCTCCTGGCGGGCGAGCCGGGGCTGGGCAAGACTTGGTTCGCCATCGGCGCGGCGCTGGAAATGTCCAAGTCGGCGCCGGGTGCGTTTTTCTCGCTCGAAATGGGGGCGGAGGCAACCACCCGCCGGATATTATCCGCACAGAGCGGCGTGCGTTCGCGGAACATGCGCACCGGTAAAATATTGGAATCAGACTGGATAAAAATCTCGCAGACCATCGGGGAACTTGAGACACTTCCGTTCTACCTGGATGACCGGGTCCGGGATACCGGCGGCCTGCGGGCGAGCCTGGCACGCCTGAAACGAGAATCAAATATCCAGTGGTTCGTGCTGGATTACCTGATGCTCCTCGAGGACGCCGGATCGAATGAGACTGAGAAAACATCGAATATCAGCCGCGCCCTGAAAATCATCTGCCGCGACCTGGACCTGGCCGGATTCGTTATTCACTCTGTCACGAAGGCCGGGATGGACAAGGCCGGGGCGGAAGCCAACGCCAAATCAAACTTGCGCGGGTCCGGGCAGGTCATCTATGACGCTGACCTGGTGCTGTACCTGACAGAGTTTGACCCGGAAAGCAAATTCGCCTTTATGACCCCGGAGCAGAAAAAGCGACTGGCGACCTTGTGGGTGAAAAAAGGCCGCGAACTGGAAGATTCGCACATCCGGGTACATTTGACCCGCCGTGAAAACAGTCCCTTATGGGGAGAGATGAAAAACCAATGACAACCCCGCTGCTCAGTACCGTGACTGATTTTATTCTCTGGCTATTCTGCGACGTGTGCGGGTGTGATCAGCCGTTCGCGTTGACCGAAGAAACCGGCACGGACGAAATTTACACCTGCTCGGTCTGCGGAAAAGTGCGCCGGTTCACGGTGCGTTGAAAGGAGAATAAAAATGTGCATCGAGCGTGGATTTGAGAACGTCACCGGAAAGAAGCCGGCGAGCAAGAAACGCAAACGCTTTGTTAGGTTGGGCTTCTAAAACGTACATTCTGCTAAACACCTAGTTCGGCGGCACGCCGAGAAAGGCAACATGAAAATACCAGTGTTCTTGTCAACAGCAATCGTTTGCCCAAAATGCGGAAGTATGATTGATAAACTTCCGCCTGGCATGGAAGAGGCGATAAGCAACGGAGATTCGTTGGCGTGTACGCGTTGCTCGTCAAGATTAGTAATTCGCATTGAAGCCGCCGAACACCAGATGCGCCTGACCGATGACGGGCGCGCCGAATCGGACAGCGAATCCAAACCCGCCGTCATCGGCAGGTAATCATTTCCGTTGGGCAGCCTCGGAGCAAACATGATCGACTCTACAAGTGAAATAAAAATAACAACAAACGCATCTGCTCGCGATTGGGAAGGGCAGTATATAAGTGTTTCCACCGGCAAGCATAGAAGGCACGGTAAGGTATTGCTTGCAAATAACACCACCCTAACCGTGCAGTGGTATTCTCGCTGGCAGTGGTTTTGGCTTAGTTTGTGGCTATTGCCCGGTCGTGTGGCCGCCCAACTACGCTTGCACTTGACCGCCTTTGGTGTGGGTATGCAGGCGCAATTTGCCCTCTTTGTATCTTATATTCAATCTTTGCCTGCCCGAATCGGCGGCAAGTAAAGCCAGTCCGTTCGACCCCTAAGCGAAGGTGGTTCCAATGGAATTTACAGAAGAATTAGTTTTCCGAATTATCCACGAATTCCCGCAGTGCATTGAGTGCGGCGATGACCATTTGAGTATGCGTGAAATGTATTTCCATCGTGGCGATTGTCGGCGTGGAGCGAGTTTGTCCGCCGACGAACTGTACCGCCGTATGTGTGAGCGTGCGTCAGCTTTGCGCCCCGTCGAAGTTGCGCGGTGTCGCTGTGGTCAGATAGCCACTGGTACAGGTTGGGTAAAATATCATACCCATCACAATATTGTTGAGTTTTTCCCGCTCTGCGATGAGCATTCTTTTTGGGAAGATGAAACAGGCCGTCAAGTTGGTTTTCTGCCTGGCTTCTTCTCGAAAAACACTCAGGTTGTAGAGCGCAGGGTGTTTGATACGGGGTCGAACACCGCATGAAGGCGGACGCTGAGAAACGCGCCGCTTATGCAAACCGTTGGGCGGACTGCTCAACGCAGAAAGGAATTGCTTATGGCAACGATTAACCTAGCACTTATAAGTTTGACAGATAATGTAAAGCGTATTACGGCTGATGTGAATCGTATCCAAAAGGCATACGATAGCCTGAAAAATAAATCTACTAAATACGCTTTGGATCATCAAGCATTGCTTATGGCATATAAAGAAGTTTTGGCGGTGTATGTTCGCCACCTGAAAGCCGCCCAACACCAGATCAAGACGGACAGGGTTATAGTCGCGCCAGGGAAGGCACTAGAGAACGCGTGAGGCGCTTGGCGGCAGGACCTCCTTCCAACCCTGCCGCTTATCTAACCCGTTAGAAGGCTCGAAAGGAGTCAAATGATAAAGTATAAATTTCAGTCTCTCGTAAATTTTGCCAAGCTCGACCATCACCGTGAGCAAACTTGGATATGCCCCGAGTGTAGCGAGACTATAAACGGTCACGGCATTGATAAGTTAGCCTACACAATGGATGTTTGTACTTGTCGTGTCACCGCCGATTACGATCATGTTGTAGAGCAAATTTGGCATAAGGCTTGTTTGGTCACATATCTAACCAAGCATCCAGAACAGCAGAAGGATTATCGCTATCTTCCTACGCCTTCTAACAAAAGCGTGGAGCCGACTGTTTCCAAGTGTGGCGATTCTGCCCGCAAAAAATCAAGTAAATCAAAAGTGAGTGTGCCCGCATAGGGCGGCTCACACAAACCGTTATGCCGCTCCCTTGCAAAAGGAAGTCAGGCGAAAGGAAATAAAATGTTACCTAAAAAATTGTTTATCTATCGTGAAAATGAGGGCAATGAAGATGAATTTTTGCTCTGCGAGAATACTGTCGAAGATTGCGCCAAGAAGGGAGAAGTTGTCTTGGTTGGCGTTTATGAACTCAAGGAACAATTAGAAGTCACTCTTGAGGTCAAAGAAACCGTGCATATCCAGAGCGCGGCATAACAAAGCGTGTACCCGACGCGCGGAAGTCTGCGCCGAAAAGTCGTTCTAAAACTAGCAAAGGTTCTGCGAAGCCCGCGCGCGGGTAACGCGAGCCGTAGAAGGCTAAAACAAACCACCCTGGCTTGACTGCCTGGAGGACAGTCAAGCCAGGGTGTGATTATGCGGGAGGGGGTTACAGATGCGCCTATGCAATCGGCAGGACGGTGATTTTGCGCAGGAAGATGGTCAACACGCCAACCACCAGCAAAATGATGGCCTCGGCGGTAAACTGACCCGCGCCGATGAATGTCGCCACCAGCCCCAGGACGCCAATCAAAATTTCAATGACGCCCGTCCAGAGGGTTTTTGACACGTACCACTTTTTGGTATTTGTAGCCATTTCGTTTACTCCTTTGTCTAATTTCCGGGTTGCCCCGGTTGAAAAACCTATAGTTTACGCCGGGACTTGTTCTGCCTGGCAAAAGGGACGCACCGAAGTTTCATCGGTATGCTCCCGCAACGCGCCTTCAATATTGTCCATGCGGCTCGTTAGAGCAGTAGCCATTTCCCCGACCCTGTTGGTCAGTTCACCCAAAGCGGCGTTATTCGCTTCGCGTTGCTCGCGAATGGCTTGCATGAATAGGGTTATCTGCTCGCGCATGGCAGTCATGAATCCGGTCATCTGTTCCTTGCCGTTTTTCAGGAACAGGATGACGACCAGAACAACTACGCCCGCAAGCGGGATTTGCAAGAGTAAATTCCAAGTGCTTTCAGACATTGTTGTAACTCCATCCCGGCGGCATTGGAGCGGCGCAGGTGGGGCAGGCCAGGGTGGGGAGCGGTTCCGGGTTTTCGTCTGGCTTCGCCCACTTCCACAGATCCTCTACCGATCCGTTGAATACGTTCAGGTCGAGACCCTTCGAGTGTACGCCGTACTCATACCCGCGCCCGCCTTGCCCGTTCGGGTCATACTGCCAGAATGTCATACTGCCAGAATTTCCAATTGCGCTTCATGGTATCCGCGCCCCGCACCGTCCAGTAGTTCGGCTGCTTGTCGGGATTAGGAACCCACCAGTAGTGAGCTACCCACATATCGTAGGCAAGCAAATCCTGCTGGAATGGTTTCAGCCAGGTTCCCCACATGTCGGGGCCGGTGTAGAAAAGCCCTGGCTTTCCAGATTGTTTGAGAAGGTACTCCATCCCCGGTACTGCGCCATCGGCCACACTCGCCCCATTGTAAGCCTTCTCCACATCCCAGGCGAAAAAGTCATACTTGCCGGCCATGAGTTGCAGGAACAGATCGCATTGGTCTATCCAGCTTGCCGCGCTGGAAACGTACCAGTACGCTCCACGCACGGCGGTCTGCAAAACAGCCGGGGCGAGTTCCTTTGTCCGATCATCCTTCACCATCCCGTAACCGAGCCGTTGGATCACAAAATCCACCGGACGGGGAGGGGAGGCGGTTGGCGTGTACGTCCAGTTCCAGCGTGATATGTCAATTCCGTGCGCTCTGTTTGCCATGCTGATCTCCTAGAATATCATAACGCGAGGAATGAAAGACGGCGAGTAAACGATCTCGACCCCCGACAACGACCCGCGCCCGCTAGCATGAGAATAACTGATAGTTGTGGACGCGCCCACTGACACCAGGCTGCCGCCCTTGTCCCATGATGCGCCAGAGAGTTGTGTCGTCTGCCCGGCGGTGGGGGTCGGTTCTTCTGTACCGTTCGCGTCAATGTCCAGCACCAGGTTATTCACAGCCGAGGTAACAGACTGACTCGGCGCGCTTGAAAGATAATCGTATCCTGCAAAATTGACGGGGATTGAATTTGCCCCGTCAATAATCGAATAAATATATGCCCCGGTGATGGATCCGCCGCCGCTATTGCCGAAAGCCAAGTCATGCACCCCTGCTGCCGGGGTGAGCAAAACCCACCAGGAGGTATACCAGTAATTGCTGTACTCGCAAATTTGCGTCAGGGCAACCCCGTTGTAGGTTACTGACACGCCAGTAGGCCCTCCGCCGCCAGCATATTGCCCGCCCCACAGGGCAACAATCAAGAGCGCGCCGTTGTTGTCGTGAGAAATAGGCGAACTGGTTCCACGCGTTTTGTTTCCGATGGTGGGATTTGGCATGTTAAGATTCCCGAATGTCCAGCCAGACGACCAGCCCCTTCGCGGGGGTTGTCTGTATGCTATCCACGTCAAACGTCAAGATCGCATTGGCGGTATATGCCGTTGTGGTCAAGGCCGGTTGAGTAGCCCCGCCATCTTCACTTGATTTTTGTGTGGTCGCGATGGTAATCTTGTTGGTTGTCATAATTGTAGTACCGGCCAAGTGGATGTCTATCACCATATTGCCAGTTACACCAGCGGTGGAAACATACGCGCCCACATCTACAATTGTTCCCGTCACGGTGGGGAGGCGTTTGTCGCCATCAATAGACGCCGCCACTGCCACATCGGTAGTTCCTGCAACCAACTCGATTTCAATGTGTTTCAGGTTGCGCTTCGATGCTACAAATTGGTCAACCGGAACGATCTTGGTCGCGTCCGTACCGGTATTGATTTCGGCGGCACTTGCCAGATGTGTTGACCACGCCTTGCGCTTGGTAACCGGCACGGTTGCCATACTCTCATCAACGAGATAGTTATCCGTTGCGACGGGTGCGGTGGTGCTGAGGGGTTGTAGTGATATTTTTGCCATTGACTGCTCCTACTGGAAAAGCATGATTGCCTTGCCGATAAAAATCAGCCATTGCCAGCCGTGCGCTTTGCTTTCGGGCGAGAACGTGTCCCCACTCGTCCCGGCAGTGATACCGAGTTGCCAGGCTTGCTCGATGGCTTCCTGTTCTGCAAGTCCCGCAACATCTCGGAAATGGCTCCCCGCTTCCGGCAACTCCCCGCCCAGCGCGGCGTAGACCGTCACCACCATCTGAACAGCCGTCCGGCGCGGCAGGTTTACCGCCACGAGCGGGATAACCAGTTCCAGCGCAAAAACCACGAGCAGGGTAATCGCAAGAAGCTTCCAGAGATTTTTTTTCATTTTTGCTCCGATCATGTCAAATCTTTCAGCAGTGTAACGCCGAAATTCGGCCTTGCGCCGTCAGAATCGTAGATGATGTCGAGATTGCCGCCGCTGGTTTGGCACGCTAACACGGTTAGATAATCGCTGGCGGCCAGGCGCGTTATGAAGGAAACATTAAAAGTGTTGTCAATGGAACTATTGGCAGGTTTGATTTCATAGGCCAAATCAGCCGTACCGCCATTAACCTGAATGGAGTAATAATCAAAGCCGGTGGCATGAGCTGTAAATTGAAGGAAACTCACCGAAACCAGATAAATTCCTGTTCGTAAAATGTTAATCCTGTCAGGGTTGGTTGAATTGTCGTGCATGGCGTTCGAGTCTTCGCGCTCGGCATTGAATAAGATATTGGTTGGGGTATCATTTGCCAGGGTTTGATTGGATGTGCGTTTTACCAAACAGGCGTCCGCGCGCAATACCTGAAAATTGGTATTAATGCCATCCAGCCACGCCACTGGAACAACTACGCCCAGAGTTGGATCATGTAAAGCGGCCAAATCAATATAAGATGTCATGGTGTAATCTCCTAAAATCCAGGGGCAGTATCAATTCCAGCGCGTGCTACTCCAGCAATCCAGAATACATAAAACCCCGGATCGTCCTTCAATACTGGCGTCCAGAGTACATAAGGCATCCCATCTTTTCCGGGGTACAACTCGGCGGAGTAGCCGTTGATAAAATAATCATGCGAAACGCCGGACTGTGTTTCGACGAATGTCGCCTTTGTTCCTGGCTCCAGTTGTAAAAATCCAGCCATGCGCATCGAATCCGAGTTCGCCCAAATTGGGCAGGCGTCAACAGCCTGGCGCGGGTAGGCTTCCTTCGAGAGTACATAGGAGGCGAAGGTTGCGGCCTTGCGCGCGTCTGCCTGGTACTTGTGATCCAGCGTCAGGGGGATAACGCCGTGTTGTGCTGCTTGCGCCGCAGTGTCATCCTGGACGTTCTGGATGGTCTCGTACACGTAGACGCCCTTCCCCTTGACTTGCAAAATCTGTATCCACAGGTCGGTGGAAGCGTGCGTGTTTTGCAGGGTGAAGGAAACGCGGGCGGTGTCGGTGAAGTCGGGAGTAACCACCAGGGAGGCGGTCATGCTCCCGCCCGTGCCGTCTTCGTTTACTGTTGCGGTGTAATCCGTGCCGGATACCATCGCCTGCATATCAATGCCAGAGACTTTCGTTTTAGGATTGGCAGGATCACGGTATGCCCCGACATAGCCGGTGATGGTCTCACCCGCGCGCACGCGGAAAGACTTCTGCAATGCCCACAAAACAATCGTGGCCGCCGCGTCCACCCGGCGGGGGTAGGCGGTGTCTATCACCCGGTTGGCAACATTTTTTCCATAGGACACGACCATCCCCTCGACCATCGTATTGTCGAAACTGGCACTTTGCACGGCGTCGGCTAGGATGTCCACCCCCAATTCGTCCTGGATCGTCACGCCGCTCTCGTCCATGATCGCTTCGCTCTCAGCGGACGGGAGGGACAGGCTGGTCACAGCCACGCTGCTCGTGCGGGTGGTCTGGTTCTCAACAACCAGCGTTTCACCGCCGGTCTTGTCGCCGATGACATAGATATAACCCCACTCGCTCATGGCTCCTTTTATGTACTCCGCCAGTGGGGTAGTGCGCGTTCCCAGCATGTCGAAAATGGTGGGGAAATTCTCGACCCCGGTGGCGATCGACGTAGCCAGCGGCGCAACAGGCATATTGGCATTGATTAGCGTCACGAGTTGACCGATGTTCTGGTTCTGCGCGAATGCCATCCCCTTGAGTTCGTGCAGCGCAGCCCGCCACATAAAGTCGCCGCAAGTTACCGCAACCGTGCGCGCGCCATAAATACCAGGCTCCACGTCTATCCCGTCCGGCTTGATATGCCCATAATATTTATAGCGGGTTACGCCGTCGAAGCCGAAAGACAGTCTGACCGCCAGCCCGGTGGTCCACCCAGCCCAGCAATTTGCATGTCCGGGGGAGTAGTAGCCCGCCAGCCCCGCAGAGTTTGAAATGGAATTATTCAGGGTGAACGTCAGGAAGCCGGGTTGCCCCACGCGGTCCGCCTGACGGTTTGACATAATCCCGCGATTCCATTTCGGGCGCAGGTCGTGTCTCACGTCTGACGTGACATTGACCCAACTCCCGTTATAAATCTCGAAAGCATAACTGGAAAAGACTTGCAGGGTCATAGCACTGCCGCCAATTCAACTTTCAGCGCGAACGCCAGTTCCCGGATTGATTCGGGATCCAATTTGATTGTATCCTTCGTCGGCGGCACCACCCCGCCCGAGGCCATCGGGGGGGCGGCGCGTCCGCTCATCTGCGACTGGTTGTACACGGTTGCGCCTTGCGGAGCATAGACGTACTCGGTGTAGGGCGTCTTGCCGCCGCCGGGCGCGTCGCCTACCATTGCCCAGCCGGAGAAAGAGCCGCCGCCCGCTTCGCCAGTCGGAGCATATATTTCTGGATGTGCGTTGGCATAAGCAATATCTGCGGCAGAGGCCCAGGGAGCAAGTGTCATAGTCCCGCCGCCACCAACCGCCGGGGCGCTAGTAGGATAAGGATTGCCCCATATATCAGCACCTCCGCCTCCACCACTTGCCTGAACAAGGAAACTCACTACTATAGGAACGGCAATGCCCCTCTTCAGCATTGACTCGGCTGTCAAGAAAATGCTATACACGCGCGCGAACTCACGCGCGGCGGCGGGTGAAATTTCACCAGTCGCGGCCAGAAAGCCGTTCCAGACCAAAGCCCCCTCGTTTCCCATGTCGCCCATAATTCCCTGAACCTGCTTTCCGAGCCAATCCATGCTTTGCGCGCTTCGCTCTGCCGCGTCCTTCGCGTCAGTGTACATAACTTCCCATGCAGTCTGATCTATCATGGCGTCTTGCGCCCGTTTTGCGGCATCGGCGATTTCATCAAGGGTTGGCGGTATGGTTTCCGCCACCTCGCCAGCGTGTTCCATCGCATAAGCCCACTCCATATATGACAGAGTGGCAGAATCTACTTCTTGCCGATACAAGCGCATACCGTCAACTGCTTTCCGGTTATCTGCAAGATAATTAAAAAATGTTTCCCAGCCCTTTATAGACTTGTCCACATAAAGCAGAAAATCATTAAGGGCAGGAATGATATATTGCCCGATGGATACCTTGACGCCTTTGGAGGCGTCTTGTAGTTTGTCGAGAGCTTTTTCGTAATCACGCGTCGCCTTTAATGACCGCTCAGTCATAAGCAGGCCGCCAGACAAAGCAGCAGCTTGATCGCGGATTGCCTTACTTCCTGCCCCCATTATCTCCGCGAATGTCGTACCCGTTCGCCCGAAATTCTCAATCAAATAGCGCGTCTTTTCCGCACTCGTTCCGAGCGCCAGGTACTCGTCAGACATTGCCGCCAGTGTTTCGGTTGTCAGGCTCTTGCCTTCGCCCGCCAGTTTGCGGGTTGCCATTGACAACGCGTCTACGCTTATTTTGTAATCGTCTGTGACTTGGATCAGGCGGCTGGTTTGTTCGGCGTTTGTTCCGTTGAGTTGGGATAAACGGCGCACCTGGTCGGCATATTTAACATATTCCCCAACTGTTGCTTCAATCGCCTTGCTAATAGCATAATACGCCGTAACTGCAATACCGGCAGCCGCGGCAACAGAGCCAAAACCCTCTTTAACGCCAGCGAGTCCGGTCTTGGTGCTTTTCAGCCCATTTTCGAGCCGGGTAGTGTCCGCAGAAATTTCCGCATACAGCGAAGCAATTTTGACGCTCATCTAACCTCACAAAATGCTTGACCTGACGTGAGCTATCCCATCTGTCACATTCAAAAACTCGTGCAGTTTTTCGATGGACAGCGCATCTATGTACTCCAGCGTCCAGCCGGTGGCGAATACCAGTTCCCAGAGATAGCGTTCGACAGGCGCACCTACTTTGTCAACGTGGGCTTGATAGATGCGCCTGCTCAGTTTTTTGGATCTTCCGGGTTGAGCGGCTTGGCGGCCTTTTCGATCACCGCCTGGAACAGAGCGCGGTAATCGTAGAGCGGCAGGGCGTGGACTTCCTTCACGGTCAGCCCAGATACCTTCGCCAGCGTTTTGTCGCCCTCGTGTTCCGGCTGGGTGGACACGAACAGGGCGCGCCATTCAGAAACGGTTATCTCCCGGAGGTTGATCTCCGGGATTGGTTTACCGCTAATCGGGAAATCGGACATTGTTAATCCTTTCGATTAATAAGCACCATACAACGCAGTGCCGTTACCGACAAACGACACGTTGAACTCGGTCAGTGCGTCATATTGCGTGTTCACGGGGCAGCCCTGTGAGATAACCGGCAGGGTGTACTTGTCCCGTCCGGTAGCCGTTCCTTCGGGGGCCAGGATGAGCGTACCGATTTCGCCGAAGCGCAGCGTGTTGCGGACGGCAGTTGCAGCGGTCCCGGCGGTCCCGGCTTGCCACAGACCTTTGAATGAGGCGGTGAAGTCCAGCACGCCGACTTGCCGCGTCTCGTAGGTGGCTGCGCCAGTGGTGTTAACGTCGATTTTTCCCGACGGTGAAAACGATGCGCCGCGCGCCCACTCTGAACAATCCAGAGTACCAGCGGTTCCGATCCATTGCACAACCAAACCACTTCCAAAAAATTCAGCCATTTCGAATCTCCTTTATCCTTTCGTGATTTCGACGCGGTAATCCGCGCCGCTTGTGTAGTACCTGATACCCGCCTCGCTGGTGGTTATCAGTTGATACCCGTTTTCTCTCCGCAACCAGAGCGGTGTCCAGCCCGTTGCGGTTCCGAATGTCAACGTGCCGTTATGCAAGAGCGTGTCAATCGCCGCGTCAATCGTTCCGGCCTGTGCGGGGGCGGCGGCCACGCCATACGCCCGGATTACAATATCCTTCATCCGATGCGATATTAGATTTTCGTCCAACTCGGACGGGTACAACCAGACCACATACGGCAGCGCCGCACCGTCCGGGGCTTGCTCGAAATAGACGCTGGGAGCCGCCGTCCCGCCCGCCAGAAGGCTTGATAGCGCCGTCCCGGAGAGCTTGGTATAAAGCGCCGCGTTCAAGGCATTTTGTGAACTCATGGGTCAAGTACCTTGCCCAAATCATCGGTAAACCGCTTCGCTTCTTGTTCTACCGCCGGGGTCAGGAATGGGCGGGCGGGCAGGTTGATCGCCGGTGCGCCAAGTTCCTGGTGGACGGCATATTCCTGAAAATATTCGACGTTCTGCGTCAGTCCTTGCGGGTCAACCTTTACCACGTCGCTGTTCGCCCGGAGTTCGCCAGAGACAGGTCGGCTCATATCTTGCGGCGGGCGGGCGGGGTCACGCGGGGTTATCATGCGCGCGTTTTTTAGGATGCGAAAGGCGGTTTTACCGACCACCTCCGCAACCTTTGCCGGACTGGTACGGATTAGCTCGTCCAGCTTTGTGGTGTCCAGCACGAAGGTTTGATTATGTTGCAAAATCGCCATGCTACACCTTTTGCACAGTGGCGCGCTTCACACCCAGCCATGAGCCGACATTTACCGCCTGGACGGTGTAAGTATTGCCGCCGTGCTCGATCTTGTTTTGCGCCGTGATCGCCGTATTTTGCGGCAGCGTCACGATTGCGGCGGTGTAGGGCAACAGCGCCCCGCCGGTGACAGACTCGCGCCCGCCGATGAAATCCAGACGACAGGCGATTGAAGTACCAGCCGTGCCCCAGGCTTCCGACCAGCCGCCCTGCCCGTCGCTGGTACGGGTCAACAAAGACAGAATATTGCACGTGTCCGGCATTGCATCCAGTAAATCCGTGCGGAGTTGGTCAAGTTCAGCAGCAGGTAACATTATTTATCCGTATCTCCGCGCTCGACGGTCACGGAATAGACCGCTGCGCCTTTGGCGTATTCTTTCGCCATCGCCATACACCCGGCGATTATCTGCGAGCGTTTCAGACTGTGGTTATCGGTACTCACATCGTAGGCCGTGACATAATGCGCGGCCTTCTGCGTCCATACGTCTGCGGCGGCGGCGTTCATGTCGAAAGAGTAGCCGGTCACATAGCGGGACAGTCCAGTAGTATCAGTTCCAAATGTCACTACACCGCGTGGATAGTCAACGGTATAAGCGGCAGTACCAACCGTTCCGCCCGTGTCATCTTGCACAATGAACCGGGCAGTACCGCCACTGGTGGATTCCAGGAAGCGGCGGGCGCATTGATAGTCGAAGTATGTCAGGCTCCCCCCGCTTCCCGTGATTGGCAAGGGCGCAAGGCTTTCGTGCCGGAACGATGTAACGTGCCGGTCAAGAACGGCCTGTAATTGATCGTCTGTCCAGTAGGCAGACCCGTTGACGGTGTATTCCGCACTCCCGGCATTTGCCAGGCCGCGCAGGGTCAAGAGTAAGTCAGCCATCGAAGCACGAGCGCTCATTATCCTAACTCCAGTTTATGTTCTACGCCGAGTTCCGCCAGCACCAGCGCGGCAATATCGGCCTGGTCTGTGCAGGCTTCGACCTTCGCCAGCATTGGCGCGTACTTGGCGGCCTTGAAGTGCTTGGCGAGTTTGGTTCTGATTGCTTTCGCCTTCGTCTTTGTGATCTTTTCGGATTTGGTATTATTCTGGGATGGCATTCTCGGCCTCCACAATCTCGCTCAAATACACCCAATCAGGGTCGGCGTCTAACAGGTCGCGCTTCTCCGGCGACGTATGCACCAGCACCAGGGCGACGGTATTCTGTCCCTGATAATTCGGCGTCACAAGCAAAATTCCGCCAGCAACTTCGTCAATCGTCTCGTCGAAGGATAGTCCCCAACCGACAAAAACACGCTCGGTCTTACCTGTTGGATTGCCATCCATGTCCAGGACGGGTCTATCTTCAAACCGCTCCAGCCGCTGGGTACGTTCGACCTGCTTGCCAGTTGGATATTTGATGTCTAATGCCTGGTCGCCGTCCTTTGGAAAGACGATCAGATTGTTTTCGAAGGGAGCAATGAAAAGATATTTACCCATGTTACACAACTCCCAACTGCGCGTATTCACCGCTTGTGCCTTTGGCGTAGATGTTGTAATTGTCAATGCTGTTGGCAGAGTAGGTGCTGAACAACCCGTGCAGAACATTGTCCTTCACACCTGCATCGGCAACGGTGAACGTGCCAACCAGCAGGTTGTTGTAGTACACCCGCCCGACTCCATCGTTGATGTCCACTCGGAGCATGTAGCCTGCGCCATAGGTGACTGCGCCGCTGAGGACGTTGGTGTACGTTCCAGCCACGCATTTATCTACAATGACATTTGTACCATCGCAGTAGACGATGATGAAGTTTGCCGGAGTAGTTGCATCGTCCAGACAGAGTACCAATCCTGCTTGCGTTCCAGCAGTCAAGACCAAATCCACGCTCGCCACGACATCGGGGGTGGATTCGGAGATGGAGGTGAAGAGGGAGGAGAGGGTGAGGGGCTTTAGAGTAATGTTATCCCACGTTGCAATTTTCCCGGAGGCCATGTCCCTGTTATGGATAACATTTGTCGTAGCATGTAACGCTCGCCATCTGTGGTTTATCGTGACAGGCGTTTCTGATGTTACGACGGTATCGTATGTTGCACCTAATGTCTTTGACCTAAATCCAACAGACGCACCAGCATTAACGTTGGCGTCAAATTGTAGCGCATACCACGTATTCACAACTAAATTTGCGTTCAAGTCAGCTGCACTATTTAGCGCTTCTGTTGCCCCATCGCTATCGCCGCCCGAAACGAATGTCACTACTAATTTATTTCCGACATTTGTAACTGTGTTAGGAGAATAGGGCGACCAGGCATATGTGCCACTTGCGAATGTACCCGCTCCCGCATCAAACATATCCGCCCCCAACGTCGGTGTATTGACCAGCGCACCGCCCACGATTGCCCAGGTTCCACCAACCCACGTCTTGCCTGCGCCTCCAGCACCAACTGTCACACCTTCGGGATGACCAAGTCCGTCCGTGGTTGGGTATGTGCCACCGAACCCGTCGCTGGACAGAGGCGCTGGCAGCTTGAGCATGACGGGAATAATGAAGTTATCGGCTTCGATGGTGGCGTTATAGTCAGAAATGCCGAAATAAAGCGAGGTACTGGTATTCGTTCCCCACTTCCCGAAATATAACCAGTTCGTGGAGATTTTGATGTAGAGATGAGCACCACCCCCTTGGGCGCAGATGAGACAGATTGGGTATTCGGTGGCATCAACGGCTGCATAAACCACCGGCCCGGTCGCAGCTTCAATGGCCGAAAGATTATCGTCTCCAATCATAATGGCATTAGCTGTTACGCCGCTTTTATTGGTGCTATATCCAAGCGTACTATAATAGGTTGTATCCGCAACCTTTATCGTCCCATACGCCCTCTGCCCCACGACACGGGTGATGGCAACATCCAACCACAGTCCAGGGTCGCCCCAGGCGGGTGTGGTGCGCGGGGATAGCAGCAGTTTCCCGCCAGCGATGGACAGTTTACCGTCTGTGTCTACAACGGTGCGGGTGCTGGGACCGGGATTGCAGGCAGTACCGTTGATCGTACCCGTAGCACGGTCAATGGTAAACAAATCGCGCGCTCGATAGAGCCGTTTGGCAAGTCTGTTGAGCAGCAGGTTCATGGTACTCCAAAACAAACATGATATAATGTCATCGTTTTAGTTATCAATCGGAGGTCGTTATGCCAAGTGTCAATCTTATCAAAAATCGGTTTTGCCCGGTCTGTGGAGAAAAGTTTTATGCTTCTCCAAAACGTCTTATCCGCTCCAAAGGCGTTCTTTATTGCTCGCGAGAGTGCCAAAAAAATGATCCTAAAAATGGGCTGAAGCTCGCCAATCGCCATTGTAAAAGATGCGGAAAGCCATTTTATGCAAAGAGGGTTGATACCGAACGGGGTTATGGGCATTATTGTTCCAAAAGTTGCAGTTCTTTGAGTACCGTGCCTAGAGGCAAGAATCATTCCCGCTATCGAGGGGAAATGAACAATCATGGTTATATTTATTCTGTTGCCCCAGAGGGCCATCCAAGAGCGACTAAACATGGATACATTGCAAAACATACGCTCATTATGGAAACACATCTTGGGCGCTATCTCGTTGCCGATGAAGTTGTTCATCATATCAATGGCATCCGAGATGATAATCGTTTGGAGAATCTGCAACTGATGAAAGTCGGCGAACACCATTCTTATCACTCCAGTTCTCGTATCTATACAAAGCTTGGACAGAATATGAATTGTCCTATTTGCGGAATTGAGTTTTACCGTTTTCCGCATAGTCTCCAAATGACCTGCTCGCGCAAATGTGGTCAGGTTTATCGCAAATTACGATATAGCGAGATAACATAAATCGTCTCCAGCATTGTCGCAAATGCGATAGAAAATTGACAAATTCGACGCAGGTATCCAGCCAGTATCCTCACCAGCCGAGAGCTCCAGACCGGTGGTTGTGTCAGTCGTGCCATCCGGTTTAGTGACAGATGCACCACCTACGTACACATTTCCCGCATTGCTCAAAACAGCACGGAAGCGGACGAATTTACAAGCCACGTTCGGCAATTGTAGAGCAGTGGCCGATCCTTGCAGTTCACCGCACGCGACAGTTGACAGCCCGGGTGGGTGGATATTGGTCTTGACCACCACCTCATTGGCATTGGCGGTTGCTTGGTCAATGCCAACCTTACCGACGAGGGCGGTTCCGGCCAGCAGAGTTACGTCACCGATGTCAGTCGTGGGAGTTGCAACCAGGGCAGTACTTATGGATCCGTCAACGATATTGACATTCTCCTCGGGGCCGCCGGGATTTCCAAGTCTAATAGTTTTAGTTGTCATCTTATTACTCCTTGTCGCCTATTCCGACTTATCCGCCGGGGCGGGGCGTCCCTTCTCGGCCTTGCCGTATTTCTTCCCTTCCAACTCGGCTACGCGTTCCCGCAGCGCCCGAATTTCGGCGCGTGCGGCGAAGTCGTGCTGAGTCGGGAAGTTCTGTTCGCTGAAGAATTCTTCGATTAGGATTTCTTGCAAAGTTTTGGTGTCCATAAAACGACTCCTTTCGTCAAATTTTCTCATTGGCTTCCAGTTTCGCCAACGCTTCCCGCATCACTTGCAGGCGTTCTTGATAGCCGTGAAAGCCCAGGATGACCGGATGCGGGCAGGGGTTGACGTAATCCACCGAGTTCCACTCCGCGCCGATGGTAGCAATCAGCCCGGTTTCCTTTCCGACTTCGGCAAATGCGCCCTGTTCCAGCCAGGGGAATTCTGGCTTTCCGGGATACTTCGCCAACCACTTGTCGAAAAAGATTTTTACCTCATCACAATTCGAGACAGCCAGCACCCCGACGTTGTGGTGTCCGAGTATCTGCCCGTTCTGTTTCAGGTCATGCCAGACCGCCCCAACCTTTCCGGGGACAACAGCGGTACGGATATCCACAGACAGGTCAGCGATAATCACATCCGCGTCAAGCCAGATGATGTTCCGATAGCGCTTTACTTCCATCGCTTTGCGGATCAGGGCGACTTTGCCAAATCCAAGCGTGCTATCCTCAACGCGGTACTGGTCAATATCAGCCAGGATAGTTTGGAAATCGACCTTATGACGCAGGCAGTAATCCACGTTGCGGGTCATGGTCAGCGCCATCATGCGTCCGTGTTCGGAGTTCTTGCCGCACTGCTGGAGTATGAGCGTGTCATTATCTTCGCGCGGTTGTGCCGGGACAATGGCGGCCTTGCGCGCCTTGTCCGCCTGGACCTTCTCGTTAATTATTGCGAGTACCGGCTTCCAGTATTTCTCTGCAATCAGATCCGCGTCAAACGCCATCGCCCCGGCGCGTGCCTGCGCCCGTAGTTCCAGGTTATCCCGCTCCGCACAGGCCAGTTCCAGCTTCTCGTAAATGGCGTGCCAGTGCGGGTCGAACATGTAATTGTCCAGGAAGTTCCACCAGGGTTCGGCGTCTTTTTTGTCTACCTTCCATCCGGCGAATAACAGTTCTGGCATGGATGTCCAATCACCCACAATAACCGGGCAGCCAGCCGCTTGCGCTTCGATGATCGGAATTCCAAAACCTTCGCCGAGCGAGCAGGCCGCCAGGACGCCGGATGAGTTGTAAAGTGAGTTCATAAACTCATCTGGGTAGCCGTTCAGCATAACCTGCTGGTCTGGGAAGAAAACATCCACGCCGATTTTCAGGCCGAGATTTTCGATGTACGGCGGCAGGTTGATCCCGCCCAGGCCGCCATCGTGCCCGTCCGTGCAATGCAGGTACAGGGCGGTGTCGGGGTGTTTTTCGTGAAGTTCTTTGAACGCCCGGATGTTCTGAATAAATGCTTTTCTGCTTGGGTTGCCTTTGTTCATGGCAACCATCGAAACGATGAATTTATCATCGGGTATTTTCAAGGGGATATGGTCATTGAATTCTTTGCGCGCCAGGGCACGATCCATCGGGTAGATAGCCTTCGTGTCCACGCCCATCGGGACGTAGTGCGCCGACAAGCCGACCTTCTCGCATTCGGCGAGCGCAAACTTGCTGTACACGATCCTGTCAAACGCTACGCGGACGCGAGACTCAACTGCTTTTGGCATGGGTTCGGAGTCCACCGGGAACCAGGGGACCCAGCGGGTATTCGCAAACATGGGCGGCTCTACCACCCAGGTATCAATATTGGTCAGGAGAATGTCGGCTCCGGCAGCATTGGCGTTATTCGCGGCCACATCCAGCCCATACGGGTGGAAGCCGACGGGGAAAACGAGCATCCCATCCAGGTTGAGCGTATGGCCTTGCAGACCGTAAAAGGCAGTCATACTCTGCTCGTATCCAAACGCTTTCAGGCGTTTAATGAACAGGCGGGCTTGCACGCCATAACCAGAGGGTGCCCAAGTTGCATTCGATAGCCAGTGCATCCCCATTTTGGGGGAAGTTGGATTGACAACTTGCGGTTTGGGGGATTTTCGTTTGCTCACGTTTCGCAACTTTCTACACAGGAGGGCGTTTCGCCCTCCTGTGTGCTAAATCAGGAAATTAACGGCCTTGAACGTAGGTGATATACACCTTGTTCTGCCCTGCGGCGGCCATCGTGCCGATGCGGAAGCCGATCCAGTTGTCACCAGGAACGACTGCCGAATCAACGCTGCCGGAGACCAGGCACATGGCCGGGAACGTACCCCCGCCCGTGCCGAAGGTCGTACCGATGGTTGCAACGGGGACAATCGTCCCGTTGGCCGCGTTCAGCGTGCCATACATCAGCACGCCGGTTCCGGCCACCATCGCGGTGGCAATGGAAACCTGCCACTCAAGGATCGTGATCGCGCCCTGTTTGGCAGGGACGTGGAACATCGGGGTCGGGATACCATCCGCCAGAGTACCGGGGAGGGTCACACAAACAGCTTGAACATTGAAAGCGTCAGACATGGTTCACCATCCTTATGCAACCGGCAGGGTCGCAAATCCGGCGACGCCGACGCCCAGGTTGGGACGCCAGACGCCGTGAGCGTAGAGGGCGGACATGTTCAATTCGACGCCGCGCCGCGACTCGTCGCGCTGGGCGCGGATGCGAATCGGGCGACGCCAATCAAGCGCGAGCGCCTCAGCCGGGAACACGCCGCCGGTGAACCAGGCGGTTCCGCCTGCGCCGTTGACCGCCGGGGTTCCGGGGTAGACCTGCACAACGTCAACACCCATGAATTGCTGGACAAAGCCCTTGCGGGTCATTTCTTCGGTGTACTGCGGGGCTTGCGTCATGGTGGCCGCACCGGCTACCGAGGCGGAGGCAGCCAGCTTGAGGTACTGGTATCCGTGGCAGACGTAGACCAACGGAACGCCGCTGGATTTGTTGACCTGGCGAGCCGCGCCAATGGCAGCGGCCACATGACCCCAGGCCAGGGCAGAGCCATACGCGCCGAGGGTAGCTCCGGTCAGGCTGGCAATGTCAATCAGGAGATGTTCCTGCAACTTGTCGCCGGCCGCAAATGCAAGTTCTTTGGCAGCGTCAATCAGGATGTTTTCCGGGACATTGCCGCTCGAATCGGCGCGCTTGTCGCTGATAAAGAATTGCAGACCGATTTCGATGGGAGTCAAGGTCTGGTCAGCAGAGGGGATGAAGGATTGCGAAGTCAGGTCGTCGCCTTCCGCGATCGTTCCAGCCACACTCTGGTTGTACTTGACTTCG